ATACTTATGATACCTAAACTTATTATGGTATTTGGTCCAATATTACTATCATTACCACCACCTATCCTATATTTAACAAACATTGTATTTGCAGGTACTGGTATCTCACCTAATGAAAGATTATTAACAAAATCACCTATTCTATCTATTTGACCTCTACACCCAATAAATGTATTTAATTCTGATATATCTGATTGTCCGCCACCAAAAATTATCTTACAAAAACCATTATCTGTAAATTCTTTTACAAATCTCTTTGGGGCATTTTTCCATCTACCTGGTGTTATACCAGTTTTATCTGATTTTATATTGGGATCTCGAATATATACCTCAGCCTGAGCCAAAGCTTCAACCTCAAAAAAATTATTATCAAATTCAGTAAAATCATTTAATGTGGGTTCAGTAGTTAAATTGGTACCCTCTAATGTAATTATATTTTCAATGGATAATACATTATCTTCTGGTAATATAACTTCTAAAAATGGTCTATAATCATCTTGATTTATTACTCTTTTGTATATTTTTGTTGAACCATTTAAAACTATTTCTCTTTTTGTTAATGTATAATTTAATACCAACCCTGAATCATCTATATTTGGTATAATTAATCTATTTGGTATACCACCTGTTGTAAATGGGGATGTAAAATCACTATCCTCAATTAATTCAAAAACTTTACCAGCACCAGTTGCTTGTGATCCTTTTAAAAGTAATGGTGCATAAGATAAATCAAATGTATCACCATCGGTTGGTACAATTACAGACCAATCAATTATTGTAATACTAGGTCTTTTACCTGGAATATTTAACCCAAATGTTCTAGCTAATTCTAAAACTGATGACCTTTCTTGTGCATAATCAATTTGTGTTTCATTAAACATCCTATCAGTATGAAATGATAACATATCACCTACTGCTGCGTTTAACTCCAATAACATCATACCTACAGATGCATCATTAAAATCTGAAAATATCTCTGGATAATATTGTTTAATAAATCCAACAAGCTCTGTCCTTACTTGTGCAAAATTCCTAGCGTTATAATCTATTTTTTTAGCCATTTTTAAAATGTTATTTCAATAACATCTGAAGAAGAAAACGCTCCATCTGTTACTGTATACCTAACTTCTACAATTATTAATTCTTCGATATCATCATTTTTAAATTCAATTGAATCTATTAAAAGATTCGGTATATATCTTTTTATTGTTTCATTTATGTTATTCTTAATATCAGTATGTGTTATTCTATCATTTGGTTCAAAAATATATTTTTTTAAATCACTACCAAAATCTGGCATATATAATCTTTCTCCCTTATTGGTTAATAGTAAATGCAATAAATCTGCGCGTATTGCAGATTCATTGGTTTTTGTTAAATTAAAATAAAATCCTTCTTCACTATCCCTAAAGGGAAAATCAATATTTATAAATCTACTCTCTGCCATTTGTATATAAATATTCTACAATAAATTTTTTAAAAGAAAAGTGTTAATAAAAAAAAAGGTGCCAGATAATCCGACACCTTTTCAGGTAAATAATATTATAGTTTATCTCTATTTAATTTCACATACCCCTGCGGCGCAAGCTAATTCACCAGTTAAATCAGTTTCATCAGTTTCTTCTACTATAATTGATAAATTTATACTATGTAAATGTTTAATCATTTCATTATATTTTTCTTTTGTAATATCCTCAAATGGTGCTTGAGTATATGTTCCACCATCATATGGTAAAACAGATAAACCATTATAATATTCTTTATTATCCCACATCCATTTACCTGCCAATTCCCAATCCTCATCCTTTAAAGATATTGTTGCTGATACATTATGTGTATTTGACCCATTTCTATGACCAGGAATAACCCATTCTGTTGCGACTTTTTTAACTCTTTCCAATAGATCAAATGGGGATTCTGTTCTTAATATAGACCCAAATGGTGCTTTTTGTGGGATAGTAATAATTGCAGTATCGTGTGATCTAAAATAATCATCTTCTAATAATTCTGGATGATTATTGATTAAATATCTATATATTGACTCATTTTTACCAACTCTAATTCTTCTAATGTAATAATCATTATGCCAAGCATGAATTCCAGATGATGTACCTAAAGTTAAAGATGTTGTACCAGCAGGCTTTACTGTATTACATCTTGCAGCTTTTTTAATACCAATTAATTTAGCTACTCTACTATTTTCTCTTTTAACTACATCAGCAGCTTTTACCATATCATAACCTAATACAACACCACTACCTATACCAGTCATAGAAACACCTATTAGTGCATCTTTCTCTGTTGTTTCTTGCCACACCTCTCTAAGATAATGAAACTCAGTATATCCCGCCTGTAGAGTCCCAATGAATGCTGCAGCTTTAACTCTCTCATTTAAATCTTCTTGTGATTCAATATTACTTACATTCACTTCACAAAGGTTGCAGAATTGGAATGGTCTTAGTGCGATTTCGCAATTATGAACAAAAATACCTGAACTATTTATAAAGTTATCATCAGTACTTGATGTTATAATAGCAAAATTATGTGTCCCCTCAACTGTCATATCATAAACATCTTCCCTTTCTGTTATAAAATCAACGCTAATAACCTTATGATTTACCATTTCACATAGGTCATCCTGTAATTCAGATATACTATTAACATGCATTTCGCTTAACCTACCTTTAGATAAAAATTTAACATTACATGTTTCTAATATTTCCTTTTGAGTTAACCTTTTCAACTTTTGTACCCTTCTAGACCTCAACCTAATTAACATTTCCTCAGTTGTTATTCCATTAGAATTACTATTTTTAACACCTAATTGTCTATTTGATTGTTTTTCTTTCCAAGAATCTAAATCTTTAATCTTAAAAAAAGAATTATTATCTCCTAACATATGGTTTCTATTATGCTCTTTTGCATTAATAGCTTCTAAGTTTTCTGGTAAATCATTTAAACCATTACCATCTATATGGTGGATATGTTGTTTTTCATATCCATTTTTTATAATATCATAATATTGTGATACATGAGCATATTGCGCTAAATCTCTTCCTGTGTTAGAACATATCATTCTATAATCCCTATTAGGTCTTTTAAATGAATTAAATGGCATTAAACTAACTCCTTTAACTAAATCTTTAGCTTCAACATAATTACAATCCCTTAACATAATTTTATGATCAGGTGTACACCTAAAACTTGATCCATCATCTAATTTAACTTCAACTAACTCTGCATTTTTTTTACTTACCCAAACATTAGAACAATAAGATGTTACTACTTGTCCTGTTTGTGTTTGAATAGAATAAACAGGCCCTTTATAATTCTCTTTCTCTAACTGAGCAATACTAACAGCGTTTCTTCCATCTGCAGTGGCGACTAATGTATCACCTACAAAACAACAGGGATTCGTACCGTACTCCTTATCATTGGATAAATAAATTCCAGGTTCACCTGAACCACTTAGTTCAACCCTTTTCCAAATATCCATAAAAAATTCTTTAGTGATTCTATGTCTCATTAATACTGCAGAATTGTTTGATCTACCTCTTTGTGGGTTCTTTTCCCACCATTTACCTGTTTTACATGAAATCATTTCATTATCATCAGCACTGAATAATGATATAAGTGCAGCTCTACGGATTCCCCCTGCTAATACCGCATCTGCAATATAACAAACTATATCATGAGTTTCTAATGTCGTTAAATTTTCACCATCTTCTTTATTCTCTAACACCCCAGTTATTTTAACAATACATTCTTTAAGTGGTTGTGGTCCTGGTGCTTTACCACCTGAAGTAACCAATCTAGCACCCTTCAATCTTATATCTGAAAAATCAAAATCAATTGTGGATACTCTTCTGTCACCAATATAAGATTTCATAAGTACTTTTATTGCATCAGCCCACCCTTCTATTGAATCACCAATTAAAAATCTTCTTTTTCTTTTTGTATATGGTTTATTTATTAGTGGTAATTTATCTATATGATGTTTCTGAACTGAATATCCCACACCAGTTCCACCCAATAATAAAAACATTGTTTCACTAAATGCATCAACATGATCGATTGGTAAAAATGCACAATTATATACTCTATTTGGTGATATTTCTATTGATTTTCCAGCAAATTGCATTGATCTCATTGATGGTAATATCTTTTTATCATATACAAATTTATATTTTTCTTCAATTTCATCTTTTAACTTGGGATATTTCTTTAAATGCATATTTTTATTTCTACTAACAATTTCTTCCCATGTTTCTCTCCTGTTTAATTCTGGCATATATTTAGCATATTTCATATACACTGTAATATCCGATAAAATTTTATTCGATAAATCCATTTTTATTTTTTTATTTCAATATTATAACACCCAAATTATGTAATTTTTGATAGAATACCTATAATAATTTATTATTACTTATCACTTCCAAAAACTTGCTCTTTATTTTTAAGCGCGCTTATCACCATATGTGACTTTTTTCTCTCTTCTCCTCTTTCAAAATCTAAAAATGAAACGTCACTAGATACTGTAGTATCGATTTTTAAAGTACTATTGTCAAATAAAATATCTTCAAATATAACACCGTCTTGTCCAAATCTAGATTTAAGTATTGCTACAGTAGCTCTACCCTCTTCTTTTTGTTCTAATGTTTTTGCAATTGATATTACAATATGACCTATTTGACCTTTTTTAATTGATCCACCTATCATATCCGCCTCTACTACAGTAGCACCAATAGAGCTTCTATTGCCCTGTATTGCAGTCCAACCAGCAATATCTAACTCTGTAAGCATGGTTTCAAATGATCTCATTATAATTCCTTCTCCTTGCCATTCATCTTTAAATTGTTTAGTTGGTACAACACAATCCATATAATCTATAAAAACTATATCTGGTTTAGTTCCATTGGATGTAAGTTTTCTAAGATATTGTTTAATTTTTAATATGGTTGTACTATCACTAGCCATTTTCTTTAAAATAAGGCTTCCATCCCTATTTTTAAATTTAGGTAAAATTTTTTCTATTTTTTCTTTATTTTTACTTAATTCATTTAATGATATTTCTGTCCAACAAGTTATGTGTTTTCTCTGTATAACTTTTGGATTATCTTCAAAGAAAATTTGTACGACATTATAACCTAAATTATATGCAGTATTAGCCATTTTTGTAATCAATGTCGTCTTACCTACACCGAACGGGGCAAGTATTAATCCTAATTCTCCTTTTGATAATCCCCCGTCCATTAGATTATCAATACCTACCATACCTGTTGGAATTGGTTTTCTAAAATCTTCAGATAAAACATCACTTATAGCGTGAAATACATCGATTCCTGTATCTTTTTCAGAACCTACGATCAATGCTGCTTTTAAAATTTCTTCACATTCATCATAACGATCAAAATCTGCACTATCTAATATTTTT